TAATTAATATTATTATACAAATTGTATAATTTTACATAATTGATTTTAGAAAACTCTTCACCTTTGATTTGGTTAATAGTTTCCTGTAATTTTTTTATTGTAATATCATCCATAGATTCATTGATATTACTTAAAGAGTGAATTGTTTTTACTTTTAAATCTTCAAACTCTTTTGACAATTCCACATCTTCAGTCATTAATACTTTAGATAAATCCCTTTTAGAATCTTCATCTAAATTTTCAATATAAGAACTAATTTCTCTATTGGCAATATTCATCAAAGTTTCCATTGGTAATTGTATTGCGGTTTTAACTTCAGTAGTCTCACTTAAATTTTTTATAATAATTTTTCTACTTTCAACATTCTCCATAATTTTATCAGGAGAGTTGTAAATCAAATTGTCAATATCTTTGTAGTTATTTTCACTTACAACATCTTTAACCCAATATTCAATTTTTTGTGTATTTAATTTTGGTAGAAGTTTTTCAACTTGTCTTAAAGATTCGTTGATGTAAGCCTCAGCTAAAGTTTTATCATAACCATTTTTCTTGGATAATTCAGTATAAATATAAAACATTGTACTGGCGTTTTTATTTTCCAACACCAATTTTTTGAAGTTTCTTAACTCCAATTTTGTAGTTTCATTCACATAAGAATTAATCATTAATCCTTCTATTTTGCTAAGTAATTGTCCAAATTTCATATCAATAAATATATCAATCTAATAGTTTTCCTAATTGTTCTTCAATTAGCCCTAATGAACGTTTTCCTTTTTCTAAATCAACTTCATCAACACCATACAAATTATCACGTTCTAAAATAATGTTCATGTTCTTTTTAACTGATTCCGGTGTAACCGCAGTTTCACCTCCTGCTGGTGGTGTTTCACCTCCTGCTGGTGGTGCTCCACCTAATTCAGCTCCAAATCCACCCATATCACCTCCTTCTGCCGGTGGTGTTTCTGTGGTTCCTGACGATGCTCCACCATTACCATATAACTTGTCAATATTATCAAATAATCCTGTTCTTGTTATAACATTAGCAGTATTGGCGATTTCAGCGGCAACTGCTTTTTCAACTCTTTGTTGTTGTAAATCAAGTTTAATATCTTCATCTGAGAAACCAAGAATGTGTTTTTTAGCCCAAGTTTGTGATGTTGGAGCAATACCCTCAACAGGTGCAACAGCATCTTTATATAACAACATTTTTTCTTTCCAAACATCTATTGTTAACAAGTCAGCTTGTTTAGATGGGTTTGTCAAACTTAATTGGAATGAATTTAATTCATCTTCAAATCCCAATAAGAATAAGTGAATGATTGCAATTTTATTAAGTTCTGCAACCATAGATTTTTGAATTCTATTGATTGTTCTTGCAAAACGAATGTCTTGTAATGATAAATTTCTACCATCCCCAACAACTTCTTCAAATCCTAAAAATGCTTTTGGAATTCTCAAAGCCGTTAAAAGTTTCTTTTGGATATATTCAATATCGGCAATTTCAGACAAGTTTGTTGCTCCTGGCAAAGTTTCAATTGGGTTTGGAGCCGCTGGGTCTCTTACAGGTATAAAGAAATCTTGGTCAACCGCCATTTGGTTGAATCTCATATCTACGTTTCCTGTTTGTGGGTCAGTGACTTGGTCTTTCTTAAATTGTTGTGCAAATCTTTGTACGTATGGTTGAATATCTGCATCATCCATGTTACCAACGAATACTTTAAATACACGTCTTTCAGGTGCTCTTGATGTTCTATAAACTAACATTGCATCTTCAGCAAGAATTAATTGTTTCCAAATACGTCTTGCCTTTTCCAACATGGCAGTACCATATGGAAGTTTTCTATCATCACCCAATAATCTAAAGTGAGCAACTTCCCAAGTATTAAATTCTAAGTTTTTGTTTTTCCAAGTAAAAGTTAAACTTTTGGCATCACTATTAGAAGCCACGGCACCACCCATACCAGATGTTGCTCTACCTTTCATACCAACTTCAATACGTTCAATTTCAATGTTTGGTAATTGTAAACAACCAACAATACCTTTTTCCGGGTCCAACTTTAAGAAAACAAAGTTATCACCATATTTTGCGGTATTACGTGTCCACATTGGTAGGTTAGTATTAATATCCAATGCGTTATTAAATAAATCTCCTAATACTGACTTAATTCTTGGTGAATCAGAGTATATTTGTAACATATATCCATTTTCATCAACCGTTGTAGATTCTTCAGCGTATGTATCCAAAGCCGCAGAAATTTCAGGTGTGTACTCCATTGACTCATAATCGTAATATGATGCCAATCTTGTTGGTTGATAATAAATTGCTTGTGAATATAAATTATTTTCAATTTTACCCCATTGACTTGAAATATAATGTGTTTGGCGAGCTTGTAATTTTTCTTTCTCGTATTCAGCTTTATCCGTAGTTCTTAATAGTTCTTTCTTATCAAACTTATAAGTGGGAATATCTTGACCCAAAAGGGAATTCGGTCCAAGTTGTTGGGACAATCTTTGCCATATCGTCAGGTTCTTTTCTTCCATATTTAAAATTTAAATCAATACTAATATTTATCAACGCTTGATTCCGCCGAATACCCATAAATAGTCTTGATAATCCTTTTGTGTTGGTTGATTTTGATACGCAATGTTTGATTTATAGTTTGTGTTCGGAATTGAGGGGTTAAAGTATTGTTCTTTTGGTGGGTCATAAGAAGTAACCTGCCAAGATTCCAACATAGTTTTCGCCTGTTCTGTAACCTTTGTGAGTTGTGAAAAAGATGAATCTGATACATATACCGCCATCGCCAATGACATAATTAAGTCATCATGTTGTCCTTTCATGTGGTCAGGTCTACCATTAATATAAACAAACGTATTCATTTCATTCAATAATCTTGATGAATGAACTTTTAATCCATGTCTTAAACTTTCTTCAAGAGCGGCAATAATTTGAACCCTTTTATTGTTAAAGTTAATACCAGGAATTTTTTCAGCCGCCTTTGGGTCGTATTTCCATCTATTACCAAAATCTACACCATCAACATATAAATCTTTATATCCAAGTTCTTGTAATTTTCTGGCTGTTGCAACTCCCATACCACCCGTGATATCAATTACTATAAAACAGTTGTACATGTTACCCCATTTGTAAGCAATTTCAGCCAATACATCAGGAGGAAGTTTTCCAATATATTCCGCAACTTGTTCTCTTTCATCAAAATCATAAATTTGAAACGTTGAATAGTCTTCAGAATCTCCACGAGATACATCCACACCCATAATATATTTATGACCTAATTCAGGTTCTTTCCATATCCAAAGTCCACCACCCATCATTTTATTCATGGGTTCTTTAATCATATTATCAGTAATATTTTTAATTAAGTTAGAATCAAATACGTTATCACCCGAACCCAAGAAATTACATTCCAATTCCTGAGAAACCTTACGTTTGTCATACTTAAGTTTTTTAACCATCGCCTCAAACCAAGATGAACATGGTCTATAACCTAAATCAAAATAAGCTTTTAACTCGTCATAGTTTCTTTCATATGGGTCACGACCTGAAAAATCAATAACTCTATCGGCAGTATATTCATCACGATTTAATAAATAATGAATAATTTCATCAGTTTTAACCAAATATAAATCTTTTGTATATCGGGGGTCACGATACCAATACATTTCTGTAATCTTGAAATCATTCATCCCACGATTGGCTTGTTCGTAAATTTCATAGTAAATTGGGTCATATCCGTTTGGTGTTGATACAACAACAACTTTACCACCCGTAGATAATGAAGCCATACAAGCAGCCCAAAAATCACCATCGGCTTCAATATACGCTGCTTCATCAAATATCAACATAGTGGGGCTATAACCACGAAGTGCATCCTTTGATGTAGCAACCGCTTTTACTTCACAACCATTTGTTAATTTAAAGTGTCTTGCCGCGTTTTTATCAGGTGAGAACCCTACATTAACCCAAGCGGGCCATTGTTCTGTAAATCCACGGATTTTGTTTGCCATTTCCACGGCAGTATCCAATTTGTTTGCAATAATCAAAACCTTTTCAGGTCTTTGTTTTGATGCGAATACAAGTCTTTTACTTGCCCAAGCCGCAGTCACGGTTGATACACCAGCCTGACGGTATTTTAATGCAATATTTTCGTTGTAGTTTTCGTAATCCTCAACCAAATTAACTTGGTCAGGAAATAACTCTAATGGGACGTATCTTGACTGAGTGTTATCATAAGTCTGAAGATACGTCTTAAGAGCATATGGTGTATTTTTCATACACCTTGAATATTCTAATAGTAATTGTTCTCTGGTTAAACCCATAAAAGGTTAGTGTTAGGACCTGTCAATACCTAAACTACCTAAGAAATCATCTAAATCACTCAAATCATCATCGTCAGGACCCATAGTGTCACCATCTTCATCAGTATCATAGTCTTCGTCATCATCACTATGTACGTCATTCAAATGAGCCACAATTTCCTTAACCATTCTGTCCAAGATTGATGTTGCTTTTGCATCACCTCTTAAAATCATTTTAGCTAATTTGAAAAACTCTTCAGATGAAAGTGCTGAAAATCTTGCAAAAAGGTAGTTTTGTATGAATTTTTTATCTTCTTCAAATAATTCTTCGGGATACGCAGTCAAGAATTTTTCCCATAATACTGGACCGATTCTTAAATCCCAAATTTCACTTGATAAGCTGTCAGTTGATGCCATGACCATTTCGGCTTGTTTTGGGTCATCAGGAAGTCCTTGAGTACCTAAGATTTCCATTGTACCTTTAATTAACTCATGAATTAATATAGGAAAAAATACACCTGTTGCTTTAACTGTTGGGGGGTCCGTTTGAATATCAACTTCTTCTTTACCACCAACACCACCTTGACTCATCATCATGTCCATCATTTCGTCAGGTAATACCCAATACAACAAATCATTTACAGACATAACAACACCGTACAAATTCAATAAGTCGGGGTCAACTCTATCTAATTCATCTCTAACTAATTCAAACATGTAATGTCCTTTTTTAGATGAACCTTGAATTAACGCATTTATAAATCTTCTTTTCGCCTTTTCAATATCAAATCTTTCAAATGCTGATATGAAATCTTCAAGGTCTTCTTCTTTTTCTTGGAAATTCTGTTCAACTTCCTCGTCTTCAGGTTCTTCACCTTGTTTTTGAAAACCTGTCATATCAATTTGACCTGGCATTACAAGTTCTGCAACATAATTAATTTGGTCTGGTCTTACACCCATTTCTTTTCTAACCAAATCAATTGCCAAATTTTCAAGATATTCTTTATGAGCCATTTGTTTTTGTAACAATTGCATGGCCATAGTCATCATCATTCTTTGTAATTGTTGTAAAGGATTACCTCTTGAAATATCAGCACCAGCATTTGGTACATAACGTCTAACTTTAGCAACAACATCTTTAAATCTTTTAGAAGCAACTAACTCTTCAAATGTTTCAGGTAAATTACCCTGTTCAATATTTGGAAATGCCGGATTTGTAGACAATGGAGTTCCTTTTGAAAGAATTGTTCTTTCAATATCTGGTGACATTCTTTCAGGTCTATCTCCATAATCAATTGGAGCTTCTCTTACAATTTGTTTCTTTTTCATTATTGGTTTTTAAAATCAATTTTTAATTGGTCAAATTCCAAATAGTCAGGTATTTTAACCGTTCCCATTTTTGGTGCTTCAGTAGATGCTTTTGGTTTTGGTTGGTGTTTTGGATTTTTAAAAGGGTCTGATGTGTTTGGTTTTTCTTTAGTACCGGGTTTTACTCTTGTTGGTGCTGGTGCTGTTTTTGTACCTTGTTCATCAATTTTCTCAGCCTTTGGTTTTGGTTGGTGTTTTGGATTTTTAAATGGGTCCATTTTACCAGGTTTTTCCTTTTCTTTAGTACCAGGTTTTACTCTTGTTGGTGCTGTTTTTGTACCTTGTTCCATAGTCTCTTTTTTAGAAACATAAACTTTTTCTGTTGGTTTGTCCAATTCATCATGACCAACAAATCCAATCATACTATTTTTAAATGGACGAGAAATAATTCCATTTTCACTTAAAGTGTTTATTAATTCACTTTTAGTCATTTTTGGTGAAATATGTTTTTCAACCATTTTTGCCAAAGCGGCTTCCATTATAGGTAAATAAGGATTTTTTCCTTCTTTTAATTGTTTTTTAATTTCTCTAACACATCTTTCCCACTTTCTTGATTTTTTTGGACCAACTTGTGAATGACAAATAGCCCAAGGATTTGGACCATCTTTTTTTTCTTCTTCAAACATACCCATTCCATCATCAGTTTCATTACCAAATCCATCATCAGATGAGGGGCCTATTTGGTATGGGTCTTGAGTTTCAACATCTTTATTTGGGTCCATAGTAACCTCATCATCTTCTTCCAACTCTTTTTCGTAAACTTGAAATGGTTTTTTGGCTTGTTTTAATTGTGTGATGGTATTTGTATCATTTTTTGACACCATAGTGGTTGTTGCTGATGATTGTTCACCAACCATCATTTTATGTAGTTGATTGATTTGACCTTCATTCATTGTTGATAACAATGAATGGCTCAATCCATGTTCCATTAGTTGTTTAATTTTATTATTTTTCATATACAACGTCTTTTTCAATTTCTAAAATGATGTCTCTTTCGTACAATTTATCTTTTACTTTCTGTTCTGAATCTCCAAAACGAAAAACAAGACGGGTCTCATTTTCACAACTTTCATCTTTCTCCCAGGCTAACGCAATTATATCTTCCATTGCGTCTGTGACTCCCATAAAATCAGAGTCCTGTATAAGTTCAAGTTGGACCACCGTATTTTTCAGTAGTCCAACTTTCTTTATATGTTTTAATTCAGGTGGTTGTGGGTAACCGTGTGCTGGTCTTGAATCCCAATTCTCACCCCAAACGTCTAATTCGTCACTAAAGATAAACTCATACATGTTATCTCCTCTATAATTTGGACCAAGTCCATTAATATAGATTAAATGACTCATAAAACTTCACCTTTTGGTGTTACTCTAATTTGTTCTCCGT